AAACTATTACCATTATACACTAAATTATCTGAAATATATAAATTAACACGCCAATCACCACTATACCCAAGATAACCACCAAATGGTTCTATTAATGATAATTCGGCAATACAAGTGGTTTTATTACTGTTAAATTTTGTTTCAATATAACTTGATGTTATAATATTATTACAAACAGCAACACTATCATAATCAAAAATATCATTAAAAGTACCACTATTATAATTAGTAAATAAATTTGTTGTTGTCGTTACAACAATTTCCTCAATAAGTGTAACCGCTGAGAAATTAGGTATTAAACAATTAAATTGTTCCATATAAGAACTACCACCATCATAAGGACCAATATGTGGATTATTACCAACTAACTTATCTAATGTAGATGCACTACCAGCAGTTTCTCTATACCATGACCCAGCTTGTTGAAAATACATATTTTGGGTATCTTTTAGAGGTGAAGGATAACCATCACTACTTATCGGTATTGTACTAATATCAGTATTATTATTAACTTGTAAATTAATATCATCAAAATTACCCATATCAATTTGATTTTGAGCAACATATATATATTCATTAAAATCAATTAACCCTTGTGGTGTTCCAATGAATTTTAATAAAAATTCGACACCTTTTCTAGTACCTTTTGATTTCCACAACCAAGGGGTATTAATTACCAATCTTCGCCAAAATTCAATTTCACTTTCAAATGCTGACATCCCACGACTATACCCAGAATATAAAGTATCAGTGGGTGCCATATAAGATGTTAATAAATCATTACTATTTATCGAATTGGTTAAATCCCAACCTAATGTTTGTGCAAATGTTTTAACTAATGCATCAGGTAAATTATCTTTTTTATCATAACTAACCGAATGAGCAAATTTAATCCCATCACTATATTTTTTTATTTCATCAAACTCTCTACCATATATTTTTAATGTTTTAGTGATTTTTTGACTAGCAACACCCTCTAATAAATCATCATAAGTCGAAATAGTATCAAATTCAGTTATAGACTCAGGAACCAAAAACCTTGTTAAAATATTTGTTTGTTGTGAATCCATTTCATCAGCTAACTCAATTAAATCAGAAACATAATTTACATAATCATTTGACTGAAAATCTAAATTATACCCATCTGTAACTGGCCATATAAATGTTTTTGACCCATAAACAATACTACCACTATCATGAATCATTTTAAGGTTAAATAAGGCATTATATTTAGGAATTGAGTACATATTCAATAAATAACTTTTAAAGTCATTTAAAGCGTTAAAAAATGCATCTACCTTGATTTGGTTAGGTTTAATATGGTATATAAATGAACCATTACTTGTCGCGCTTAATGTTGGGAATGGATTACCCTCTGTTTTTAAATAAATATAATCATCACTAATATTTGTTGAAGCGGTTAACGCTATTATATTATATTCACCAGTTGAGGCTGAAATATTGTAATCACCAGTAGTAATACCAGTATTCATATATGAAACACTTAAACTTCTTAAATATGTAGAACCACTTAATTGTTCCCCACTAACAGTATAATCAATACCATAAGGATTTGAAAAATTATTAACATTTACTCTAAAAGTTGATTCATTATTTATATAATCATAATTATAACCCTCAACAGTTGTTTGTGTTACAAATTCATTATTAATAATTGGTAAATATATCGATGCTGGCCATGTTAATATAATATCTTCAAGTGAAACTCTAATGAACTCCCTTAAAGAACCAAAATACGCATAATTAGTTATAATGGTTTTATCTAAATTTAAAAATAATTTATCATCAGTACCAACCAAATCTTTAACATTTAACTCGGATAAATCAATATCACTTAATGTAACGAACTGGCTGAATTTATTAGTTACAAAATTCTTTGTTAATCGACCCTCATTATTAAACTCAACATCAAAAATGTTAGATAATGGGTATGGTAATGCATTAGTTGAATCGGCTTGTTGCTGTCCAACTAAATCATCAGTAAAATTACGATATTCAATTAAATTATTGGTATATACTTTAGTAGAATATCCAACGACCTTTACTCTCCCACTACTCATATTATAAATTATATATTAGTTATGTTATTAAATTGTTTGGTAAAATCAATACCAGTTCTAAGTTCTCTAACCTCAAATAATGGTTTACCTTGGAATTGGTCCTTAATTTCAAATAAGTTAAATTGTTTATAAATATCATTATTAAAATTATAAATAGTATAAATACCATCCTCAACAGATTTAGTTTGATTACCAAATATACCCCAAGCTAATGTTTCAATATCATGCTCAACAACCTCAATTTCAATCATTATCGGATTAAAAAAAGTGTTTGTAATTATAACACTCTGATTCGAACCACCAATAAAAGGTAACGCATTTGGCTTTATACTTGGAGCTGAATTAGGTGTTACAGTACAAAATGTTAACTCAGCACTAGTGTTAAATATATAACGAATAGATTTTTGATTCGTATTAGTAACATTTTGATTTACAGCTTCGGCTTTATTATTCGATGTTATGATAGTAAAAAAATTAGGTATCTTTTTACCATCACTATCTAAATATTCTACCCGATAACCAACTAAATTACCATTTTCAAATTTATTTCTAAATGCAGAATCCGTATCGGCTGGACTTAAAATTAAACCCCTAATATCAGGTAATGTACTTAAAACACCACAATCAGCAATTTTAGTTCTAATTTCTATCGGTTTAATAATTATCGTGTAATAACCCTTTTTACTAAACTGATTAGAAAGTAAATTTAATGTATATAAACCACTAAATAACTCAATACCATTACCATTAGGGTTAACAGATTGTGAAATTATACTTGTTGGGTCTAATTTATTTAACGTAACATTACTAGTTACGCCTCTATTAGGTGTGTAATGCACAAATATTTCCATATCTTGTGGTAATACATCTGCGGGTCTTACTGTTCCATATGTTCCACTCATTTTATATCGTTTGTTTGTTAATATTATAAAAAGAACCATTATTATAATTTTCTAAATGGTCCAAACTTTCTATTTCTGAAAGTCTTAAATGTGATTCTAATACCGAAGTAATCCCTCTTTCAATAAATACCTCACTTTCTACTTCTGGTGGGAAAACAACACCTAAATATTTTTCTTCTTTTATATTAGCTGATAATGAAGTATTAGTTTCATTCCAACCTTGAGCAATATAACTTATATAAGCACTAGGCGCATATAACGTGACATTTAATTCATCATCAATATTAGTAATTAAACCACCTAAATCTCTATATAATAAACCACTAGTTTGATTTATAGTACCTAGAACAGCATTATTATCACCATCAAAAGTATAACCAGTATAATTTGGCGTACCCAAATCAAAAACCGTTGATACACCCCCAATACTATTTCCTTGATAATCAATATAATCCTCATTATCCAATAAGAAAAACTCCTCATATGGATTTGTCGCATCATACTTCTCTAATTCAGTTAACCTACTACTAGTCATTGCAGATATACGAATATTATTGGGCGAATAAAAATCACTAATAACTAATGGTGTTGATGGTGGTAAAGTATCGTACATAAAATTAAATATATAACCACTTTCTAATAATTTACCAATTAACGGATTATTTTCATTAGGTACCCCACCCAACGATAATGGATATGATATAGGTTCATCTGATACCTCAACATCAGTAAACATACCCATATCTTCAATGGTTTGTTTTAAGAAAAAATTAATTTGAAAAGTATTACCAGTCATAACCCCATAGTTAATACCAGAACTTCTATCAATTAATGATTCTAATAATAATTTTCTTTTATAAACTTCCATTATACTACTACTAATTCGTAAAGATTTATTTTTATTTTTTTATCGGATAAATCATACACAACAACACCATTCGTATCGTCTATACTATATAAATAACCATTACTATCTTTTTTAAAATTATATTTTAAATGAATTCTATCTGTAATTTCATTATCATACGATGTAACCGAATTACTCACCATCAATGGTGTGCCTTTACCAGTAGCAACATTAAAAAATGTCGGCTTCATATATAAATCATAATCAGTATCTAAATCAACTAAATCCTTATAAAAATATACATAAAACCCCTCCGCAAAACCATTAGGTTTTATAATAGGATTTTCCCTAACAAATTCTATCAAAGAACTTGTTAATAAGTTATCACTTGAAACATATTGAGGGAACAATGTTACAATAAATAACAAATTTTGACCTAATAGATTATTCGAATCATAAAAACTTAATTGTAAAAACGATTTCTTAAATCTATTCTTTTTATACTCTAAATCCTCTTGTGAAAAATCAATAGCACCCCAAGTAATTTTATCAAATGACCCAGAATCGGAATTATAAAAATGTAAATTATAGTTTATAATCTCCATTAATATATTATCAATATTTGCAGGTAAAAACCTCACCTTTTCATAATCAATAATATCATTAATAGATTTTTTCCTTTCTACGGCAACAAATTCATTCTTAATTAAATCTGTTTGACCAACAACACCATGCTCTTGTGTTATAGTAATAGGTATTTCAATCGTATCACCCGTAACACTACCTTGTTTTATTGTAAATTTATTAGCAAACATAATCACCACCTTTTCTTTCAAAATTAT